CCTCTTGGATTTGCTCAACGCTCATTGCGCCAATGCGATTTAGGATTTCATAAACTTGCGCACGCTCTAAAGCAGATCCACGCAAGAAATCATCAATGTCAAATCGAGTTTCAATTCCGTTAGGGCAGAAATCGGCTTGAGATAATCTTTGTTCAATTGCAGTTAAGACTGGTCGAAGTGAAAAGTCAATAAGTGCTTTTCTTTCAGCAGTCATGTTTGAATAAGTCATTGAAGTAGTTTCGGCAGATATGAAACTGGCCGGAATACCGCTCGCTCTGCTAATTTCCAAAGCCAAGTACTGTCTGGCCTCATTTAATTGTAATTTAGCAGGATCGAAACCTAATGCTTGCAATTCAACATCGGCATTTAAGAAAGCAGTTGATCTTGTTGATCTTGATGTTCTCCAAGATTCCAAAAGTTTTGTAATTCGCTCAGGTGTTAAGTTTGTGCCATTTGATTTCAAAACCATTTGTGGCATTGGCTCTTTTGCGTACATTTCTGCTGCTTTTTCTAATTCTGCTGCTGCTTTGATTGTGCGACCTGCTCGATTTAATATTCCTTCATCTAAACCATTAAATACAATTAAAGATCCAAGTCCAAATGGTGGCACTCGCTTGCCATCAACTGTGTAATACTCAATCTCAGTTGAGTTACCATTTAATGAAGCAAATACTCTGTTTGGTGCAATTCTTGTCCATGCACGAATTCTTGAAGCATCGGTTGAAGCATAAGCATCCATGATCATTCCATAAGCAACGCCATAAAGTAATAGATCCTCAGCGATCCATGCGTATATTGCTGAACCTGCAACTCTTGGATCTGGTTGCATAATTACTCGGTTTGGTCTTATGTGTTCATTTGTAAAATGATTGTATTGCTCAAGCGGTAAAGATCCGACAGTTGAACAAATTATATTTCTTGCTCTTGCTCCGGCTGGTATCGCCATAAATTGTTCTCTAGTTGCAGTAGTTGTTCCAAATAAAATTCCGCCAACTAATTGTTGTGCGTTATATGGAGATAATGCAGCAGCAACATCAACTTGCAAATTTGGTTGATTTGATTTAGCGTTAAATCGATCGAATAATCCCATTAGCATATAATATACCATAAATACAAATTACCCGACTTGAATATCAATCTCCGTTTCTGGTTGTGTCGCAAAATAGGTTGCAAGACTACTGGCGACGGCTGCACAAACCGCCACCCTGCTAGCCCTTCTCCCGATGATCCATGACCCATCCCCATAGGGCAGTTTCGCAGCGGAAAGAGTTTGTTGGGTAAGTTCATCTTGCCCACCATGCTGTAATCGATGTGAATTTATTGCGCCCAGCCATCGATCACAACTTTCAGCGTATATCGCCCCATCCATATCTGTAATGGGAATTCCAGCAGGTACTAACCGACTTGCGACGGCTTGTGCAGTCCTTTTGGAATAAGCGACAGTCTGAACATTGTATTTTCTAACATAAGGAGCAATATCATTTGCAACTGCTAAATCATTAATTGAATAATCATTTGACCAAGTATGTAACAAAACTAAATTAAATCTTTCTCCAAAAAGTTTCTGGGTAGCAACTAATGCCGCAAATTTTCGATCTGGAGATAAATCTAATCCAAGCCATGTAGGTGCTTCCGGATCTAAAGGTATCGGCTCGACCTGACATAAAGCCCATTTTTGTGCATCGATTGCTGAATTGATTGTATCGACCCATTGACATAAAACTTCAGTTCGCACAATATCTGGAGGGTCATTAATTACGGCTCGAAGGTTATCTGGGTGCATTGTGATACTAAGCGATGGGTTGGCTTGAGCAAATGCCGGCCAGTTTATATCACCAGACGGAAGGAGTATTGGTGCATCAGGTTCAGCACTCCACTCAAACCAACCTATCGTGTCGGAGGGGTTTGTGGAGGCTGCTAATCCACGCTCCCTAAGTTTATTAAGAATAACTGAGTGTTGATCCCCAGCGTTTGAATAAGTCCATACCTGTGGGTTTTTAGATGCCATCATTGTGTATCGCATTGATGACCAAGCATCCTCATCCTTGTATTCACGCAACTCATCAAGATGTATCGTGGATGGCGCAGAAATTCCTCGGCTCGCATTGTTTGCAGCCTTTACAACAAATCGCCTACCGCCTTTAAGTTCCATTTCCTCAGCACCATGTTGCCATCTAATCTTTTTTACTTCAGAGGCTAGTTTGTCATTATTCTCAATTATTCCAACCATTTGTCTAAAGGTTTCCAATGAGGTTGTAAGTCGGTGCGCAGATGAGAGTTGCAAATTCTCGCCCCAGATATACATACCTGTCAGGATACGCAAAAGCATAAATGTGCTCTTTCCGTTTTGGCGTGCAAGCAAAAGGTTATTCAATTGCGAGTGCCAACGGCCATCCTCCTTGACCTTATGACCATGAATAGCCACAAACTCTTGCCAAGGCATAAGCGGTATGCCGATCTCCTTAGCGAACTCAATCATTTCATGACCTTTAGACGGCAAATCATTCAAAGGAGAGTGAATTCGGGGAGTTTGCACACCTCCTAATTCTGATTGAGGCTTAACTCCTTCGATTAATTCTTTTTCAAAGTTGTTCAAATCGATCCAGTCTGATCGTGTGGGATTGAGGTATTTCGTGGGTTAGAAAGGGAAAGGGAGGTCGGTGGTGTCCTCTTGCTCACAAAAAAACGCCCCCCTTTGGCTAAATTGCATCTCCTACAACTTGCAACTAAATTCTCATCGTTGTCAAGCCCACCCAAACGGCGTGGTACTACATGATCTACTGTATCAGCCTCAAGCCCACAGTACTGGCATATAAACTGATCCCTTCGCAGTATTCGCTGCTTTATCTTAATCCATTGCCTTGTAGATCCGGTCGATCTTAATGCACTCTTACTCAATACCAGCCCTTAATCTTATGATGTTGTAATGCCTTGCAAGGGTTATCGTATCGTTTCTTTATGTATTTTAATTGCCAATCAATTTGCTTAAACCCATCAACTGTTGCTAACCATTTAGATCTACCTTGAGGAATACCATGATGACTACCATTCTTAGCCTTTGGGTTCCATCTTGATTCTTTGTAGTTTAATTCATCTAAGCAATGAAACTGTTCAACATCATTTAACTGAATGAAAGCCCATTGTCTGTAATGATTAGTTTTATTTAATGAAGCAACGGAATCATCTTGTAAAAGGCTTATGTTCAAGACTATGAACAGAGGTATCACCAAACCAAACCTTGCGATCTTTCTGCTTCGCAGATCGCCCTTTCGCTCTGAAAGCGAATTTGCGTTTAAGGGTATCACATCACTCCAAATCTCACGGCGTGTCAGCGTGTCTTTCATATCGACATCCATCCTATGTATTGTGCATCTGGGTTATCTAATAGCCATTGCTTACGCAATTCATTTTGATAAGCCCAATTGATTTGATGTGTCATTTCATCATGATCAGCGCACATGTATGGCACTCCTTATCTGCAAACATCCATGATCCGCATTTAGTGCAGCGCATTACAGGTTCCTGAGTGTCAGTAGCCTCTGCTATATTTTTAGTACCAACGGCGCAGCATTTGAGGCATTGATACACCCTAAAACCATCGGCCTCTGGGTATCCATCGAGCCATTCAAATTCAGTATTGGCTGAGCAGAAATTGCATCTAAAATTAACCATCTTTACCAGCCCAGCCAGTACCTTTGAAAATTGTTGGAACTGCAACATAAACCCTTCGTAAAGGTGTGTTGCATACTTGACATTGAGGGATTTTATGATCCATTGGTAATTCCAATATAATCAGCGTTCCCTCAATATCACAGGCATAGTCGTAATTAGGCATGATACGGAATCCTGTTTATTGCGTGGCAGGAATAGCATCGCAGCAGATCGCCCTCATGAAGTAATCTGTCATCGTTGCATAGATCGCAAGTAACTGTTGATGGCTCTACTTTAATTCCGTTATCCGTAAAGGTGGCAGTTAAGCCGGAGCCATCGATTATTTGTAATTCACCCATTTATTCACCTCCTTCAAAATACCATTTTCCATTAGCAGTAAGTTTCGCCCATTTGGGTTCACATGCTTTGGCTTTACAAACATATCCTCGATAAGGCTTTCCGCCCTTGCTGATACCCTCTTTCAAAATGTGGCCATGCTGGCATGCAGGTGGCTCATTTGGTATTGCTGCACCAATCTCAGCGACAACATCGCCAACAGACCATGCAACTGGCTCAGGCTCTTTCTTATCCGCTGCAAAACTATCTCTTAAGATCGTTTCTATTTGAGCAGACTTAGATCCGGCCTTTCCATACATATTTTGCCGGCTTTCTAATTTTTCCTTAAATAATGGATTGGATTCAACCTTTCGCATATCATCTTTAGTAGCAGTTTTGTCAGATCCCTTAAGTAAGATTATTGCCCTACCAAGGCTCGAAGTTGCAGTATCCTCAACATAAAACTTTTTCATGTTGGGAATGTAAGTTTCCCTAGATCCAAAAGCGATGTTGCTAACTGCCGGAGATGTGTCTTTTGCATCTCGCCAAAGAGTAGCCTGAACCAAGATATAACCTTTCTCAGCATCATGGCTGATTACCGATATATCTGATCGACCCATTGGATAGTTGCTAATAAACCATTTGTTTAATGTAGCAACATCCTCATAATCCTCTAAATTAAATGCCATTCTTAGTCCTCCCAATTTTCATCTTGGACTGCATCGAGTACTGTCTTATAGACAGATCCATAGGCGATGAAGTCTTTGATACTGTCGTAATGATCTGGGGTTTCACTAAGCCTAGAAACCTTGACCAATGCCATACATAACGCAGCCTGATGTGGTGTGATAGGGAAGTCGAGATATGCAGACCAAAGACCTGCAATTCGTTTGTGGTTATAGTAAGGATGTCCGTACACGCTTCCACGCTGTTGGATCGTAGTAATGACCTCATCTAACAACTGCTCAGTTTTTGTCATAGTCAAAGACTTCATCTGATTGCTGCTTAATGTTAATCATTCTGCGGTGCATATCCCAACCCATTGCCCTGCCACGCCAATAGCCCCGATTGTAAATTTCTGTTTGCCACAAATTAACTGCGTAAGCCAATAAGCCTGTTGCTATCATGAACCATAAAATGGTTACTCCATTGATTTTCATTTTGTTGCCCACTCCCTTATTCTTTTAGGCATCGCAACCGGATTTCGGTCATCGATTACTGTATAGGTTGCTCCTGACGGATGGATCGATGGTGCAGCAGCAACATAACCTTTCCATTTGATGTCAATACCATTGTTTAATTTACCTCTAAACACATCAGATTTGTTGGCTGTGTAATAAAGGTGTAAGCCATTACCAGTTTGAACTGTGTATGTTGGCTCAAACTCAGGAAGTAATTCACCGCCATTTCGATAATCGATGTCAAATACCACTAAGCCTGATTGATAACAGGCTATACCAATGTTGATATTCTCATCATAATCAAACCAAAAGTTGATTAGGTTTTGATCTGTGCTGGCTGATAAATAAGCCCTTTGAGCCAAGTCAAAATGCGGATCTTTCTTGCGTGGCAACAATGGCAAAACTGCCCATCCTCGCTGTGCATAATCTAAGGCTTGGCCTCGATTACTTGTATCTATTAACATGTCGCTCCCTACATATCCACAGTATCTCTGTGAATACATAAAGTTTGACCTAAATCAAGTCTTTTATCTACCTGATCTCCGGCGTGTTTTATAACGATTAGATAACGCCAAGATCCTCAAGTTCATCGATATGATCATCAATCGTGCGGTCGTTATAGTCTGTTTCACGCCCCATAGTACCTTTTATTAAATCGGAATGATCCGTCATGGTTGACAGGCACTAACTCGACAGAATGACCGCCTTTACCAAAAGTCATGACTACAAATCCCATATTCCAATCTGCTGAGGCATACTTCAGATAGGAGGCTTTGTTTTTCATGTCCATAAGATGACCGGCCTCAATGCCCCAAATCGTTGAATAACGGCCGTTTAAGCCTGTTTGGTGCCTTGTAGCACCCTGCCTATGGGTATGGCCACAAACCACGCTGTTACCCCACTTTTTAGCCAGATTTAGGGCAGTTATACCAGCATGCTTAGACATAACCCCTTCATCACCATGAGCCAAGAAAAACCCACGCTCAAACTCATAGGCTCGCTTATGGAATCGGATGCCTAAATCTGAGTAAGCCATAAATTTTTCAAACACCAATTCAGGCAATCCTAGGAGTGATGGTGCGCCTT